GACTAACAATGTCAATTTCTCGTATACTATCCGAATGTCCAAACATTCAAGCACCACTTGGTCAACTCTTCATTGAGGTTGGTCAACGTGAGTCATTACCTTTTCTTGAGTATCTTAACTCACCTGAAAATGTTAAACTAATTCGTCAACAAGTATCAACTGGTGGCGGTAAATTAAGAACGGTTGAAGCACGTTGGATTCAACGTCTACCTGAAACTGAAGTAGAAGAGGGTGCAGAGATTATGAATTGTACTGCTACTAATGTATATGGTGACACTACAACAACTTACACCTTAGAGACTACAGATACTTACCAAGCATCTCAGTTAATCTCAGGTGCTGACATCGCACGTCATTGTCAAGATAATAGTGTGTACTTCTTAGAATCAGTTATGCGCCTTATGGACGTGATTGATAGAAAAGTTGCTACTGCTGCTGCTACTCAAGCGGTTGCTGCTATTGGTACTTGGGGTACTGATGTAACTGGTTTCTACACAATGGATGGTGACTGCATTGAGATTGCAACACTTGATTCTGCTGGTGCATTAAATCCATTTGCTTTAGCTGACATTCAACAAGCAGCTACAATGGCTAACTATCCAGCAGCACCAATTGCTTTTGGTGGAGCAGCTATGCAACGCTACGCTAACGCAGTTAAGGCTGGATGCTGCTCACAAAGTGGTATTGACATCTTAGCAATCTCTCAACAAAATGGTTTTGGATTTGCTTATGATGCTCGTTTAGCTGCTGCTCAAGGTGACCAAACATCTGCATTAGTAACTACTGCTGGTGCAATCCAATGGTTATCTTACAACCTTGCTGAGTGGAATACTAATTTCACACCATCAGTAGGTATGGCTTACTCACGTACAATTGCATTCACTCCTGCTGGTGTACCAGTTGACCTTACATTAAAGGATGATTGCGGTAACCTTTCTGTTATAGTAACTGCTACTGGTAAAGTTGTAACATTACCAACTGACATCTATGAGGCTGGAGATAAATTTGCTGGTGTGAACTATGTGAATTGTGTTTCTATTGTAAACCCATAGATAGCCCACAATTTCTACTGAGTGAGAACTTAGATGAATTGATGGGTCAAGATGGTGACAATTTACTATCACAATAAATTGAGGGGTGGGTGATTAATTGCCCACCCTTTTTTATAACTTTGAAAAAAAGAAACTATGTGCTTTGAAAAACTTCTTGGTTTGAAAGGCTGCCAAATCTCTGAACCATCTACTGGTTTATACATAGACGATTTAGGCATTAACACCACTCTGTTAGGTCAACTTATAACTGACCAGTATAATACTGGTGTAGAATTGTTTGAAGGTAAACGTGCCTTTGCATGGAGAAAGTTAAGTAGTGATATTTTGTCACGTCTTCAAGCAACAATGAAAGCAGATACCATAATTGAAAATAAGAGAATTGGACAAGTATTAACTAATGCATCTAACATAGACCTTGCATTAGGTGCTGGTAGGTATGCTGGTATTCGTGTTAAGGTTGACCCTAACAATACATCATTTTTAAACTTTTACCTAAGTACATTACAGATTGACATTTATACATCTTCAGTACCAGTAGAGATATTGGTATTTGATATGTCAACCTTAAAGTTAATTGATTCATTTGATTATGTAAGTGAAGCAGTAGAAGAGTTCATTGGTAGAACATTTAAAGCAAAACGTAGAAAGTTAGATTTAGCATTTGTGTATGAGTCTTTGTATGACACTACCAAAATGATTACTAAAAAAGGTGCTTGTACTGATTGCGGTGGTAGATTGAAAGAGGCTCACATTTGCCCATTTGTAGATGCTATTGGAATCGAATTAACTACTGATGGTTTCAATGTACTATCTTCTTTATCTAAGAAGTATACTCAAGGAATGTCCTTTGTTTATAATGTGAATTGTGATAGAGAAAGTTGGTTGTGTTCAATTGGTGGTTTAATGGCAATGCCTTTAGCCTATGCTACTGCAATCGAAATATTTAATTATGCCTTGACCATTTCACCTAATCAAAGAGTAAATACAGCGGTCTCAGTTAACAAGGGTAATAAGGTCTTTGCAACTGCTGATGCAACTGAAGGTATAGTTGCTGCAAGAGATATAGCAGCCACCAGATATAATGAAGAACTATCTGCAATGCTCACTAACATGAGATTGCCTGACGATAGACATTGTTTTGATTGTAATAAAAATTACAAGTACGTAACTGCTCTACCCTGATGCCTACTATTAAAGAAATGAACCTTAGATTGGATGCTCTTAATAAAGAGTGGTTAACCAATTTTAAACCATTGTATCGTGCAGGAAATAATCTTAAAAGGGTTATGTTAAAACGTATATTTGGTAAGGGTTCAAGTGGTGGTTATAATAGTGCTATGCAAAAACTACCAACATACGCATATTCATCTACACCTATTTATGTTGACCCTAAGTCATTAAGAAATGCACCAGCATCATTTAAGTTTGGTAAACCTACGATTGATTCAAAGGGTAAAAAGAAAAAAGGCAAACCAATTAAGTCATTATACTTTGCTGGTGGTTATGCTGAACTAAAGACTAAGACATCTGCTACATTACCACTTCAATTAACTGGTAATTTGTTTGGGGCATTCTCTAAGGCTGGTGAAACTAATGATGGTTTAACTTGGGAATTAAACATTGATGAATCTCAAGATGGTAAGATAGAAGGTCTTGAATTTGGCAATAAATATTCTAAAGGCTATGGTGTTATCTTTCAACCTACTGACATGGAAGAAGAAGAGTTCTTATTAAAACATGGTCAATATGTTGTTGATGTTATAAACGAATTATTGAAATGAACCTACTTAAAACGATAATAGAGAGACTTAATCAAAGGGTTGAGGTATCAAATATCTTCGACCAAATCTACCCACTATGTGAACTTAATGCAAACGGCAATGATAAAGCATGGGTACACTATATTGGTAATGGTCAAGCAGAAGTAGTAACTAATTTCGATGCTAAACAAGGAACTTTATTTTGGGCAAAACGTGGTAAGGTATCAGTTACTAAAACTGAATCATTGAAGGTTAGTGGTTGTAAGACATTATACTTAACAACCTTTCCATTGACTGCTTATGCAGTTGTTAGAAAGTCACATCTACCTTGTGATAGTGAGGATAGTCAAGATTGGATAGCATCAAGAATATACAGATTGATAAGTGGTACTGACCCTGACTTTAAAGTATCAATTGGTGTTATTCAATACGAGGTAATACCTAATGGATATGTGAATGAGATTAAGTCATTAACTGCTAACTATGAGTGGGCTTGTGTTGCAGTAGATGTTGATGTATCTGTAGTTAGTTCATCTGAAGATGGTTGTTATGATGTTTGTGCAACTGGAGATATTCCTCTACCTGACTTTCAACCTTGCACACCTTGTCTTACTGAGGTAGCAGTTGATGGTGTAACAATAACTGGTAATGGTACTACTGCTGACCCATTAATAGCAATTGGTGGCGGTGGCGGTGGTGGTGTAATGACTGCCATTGCATTCTCAACTGACCATCTAAGTTCAACTGGTAATCAGTATCAAGTTGGTAATGTAGTTTGGTACAATGGTAACATATACAGATGTATTGCTAACAATGATTCAATACTACCTACCAATACTACCTATTGGACTAATCTTGGTGCTGGATTCCAAATCATTGAAAGACCTATAGATTGGAATGCATCAAGTGGTAATAATCAAATATTAAACAAACCGACAATACCATCAGTCATTGTAGAATCTGTTAGTGCTACTTCACCAATATCTTCAAGTGGTGGTACTAACCCTGATATATCAATTACTCAAGCAGATGGTACTACAGATGGGTATTTGAGTCAAACAGATTGGAATACTTTTGATGGTAAATTTAATGTACCAACTGGTTTAGTTACCGACTATCTTGATGGGTTAGGAAGTCCTCAACCATTTCCAACAATACCAGCAGCACAAGTTAATAGTGATTGGAATGCAACAAGTGGTGTAGCTGAGATATTAAACAAGCCAACGATTGTTTCATCAGTTAATTCTGGAACTAATATCAATGTTGATAATACTAACCCAGCAGCACCAATTATTAACTCACTTGCAGATAGATATAAGACATCTTCAACAACATCGAACAGCGTAAGCAACGGGTCAAAGAATTTCACTATTGACTTAAATTTATCTTACATTCCATTGCAAGAAATACTTGTTGTGCATAATCCAGCTAATCATATGCACGGGGAAGTAACAAGTTATGATGCTGCTACGGGTGCGCTTGTTGTAAATATTAAGACTCATACTGGTAGTGGAACTTATACATCTTGGGTGCTTAACCTTGATGGTACACCAGTTGATGCAATAACTGGTAGTGGAACTACTAATGAGATTGCATACTTTACTGCTGCAAGAATCATAGCATCATTACCAGTTGCTACCTATCCAACCCTACTTGAGTTAAGTTATGTTAGAGGGGTAACATCTGCTATTCAAACGCAGATAAACGCCAAGCAGGATACATTAACACTAACAACTACTGGTACAAGTGGTGCTGCGACATTAGTAGGTGCGACATTGAATATACCTCAGTATAGTGGTGGGTTGGCTGCCTACAAAAACACAACCGATGGTGCTGCATCATCTCTATTACTAAATACATTTAGTCAGTCAGTCCTTGTACCAGCTAACTCGGTGGCACTTAGTAATATCCTTGAGTTTAAGTTGAGAGGTCGCAAGACTGGAGCACTTGGGGTTTACACCATTCGACTATATGCCAATACTACAAATAACTTAACGGGTGCAGTTTTACTTGCAACATATACTGGAACATTGACACAAGCATTGTCAATGCAAATGACAAGGACTTCAGCAGTTAAAAATGCAACTACTAATACTGAGATGTTGGCTGCCACTACTACCAATGCACCTAATGATAATGCCAATACCACATTTTCAGCAATTGCAATTGATTGGACTACCGACAAGTACATTATCGGAGCAGTTCAGAATGCCAATGCAACAGACTCATCTTTAATATCACTTATATCAATGACAATTATATGATAGACATAACTCTTGAAGGCGGCTTTGTGACCTTCTATTCATCTGTGATTGGTGCGGTTGCATCCAATGTGGAACTATGCGAAGTGGTTGATGAAAATTGCATTCATCTTGGTACTAATGTTGGTGTTTTATTAATCAATATTGAGCAGTTTACAATCAACAATATTAAATTCACGACCTCAACTGAGGCATACAATTACATAACTAATAACTAACAAAATGGCTGGAGTAAAAATTACCGATTTAACACCACTTGGTACATCAGCAAGTGATGACTTATTTTATATTGTAGATGTATCTGACTTTACAGAATCACCACAAGGAACATCAAAGCAGATTGAGGTGGGCAATATGTTTAGTAGTGGCACATTTACACCAACTATCAGCGGAGAAACTAATGGTATTTTAGTGCCAAGTGCAGATGGTACATATATGAAAATTGGTAATATCGTTTATTGCTCTGTTCTTTTAGAAATACAATTAGCAGCATTACAAGATACTGGTTCATTTGAAATTGAATTACCAGTAGCTTCTGACCTAACATCACAGAAACAATGTATTGGAGTTTTACAATGGTCTTATGGAGGATTTTACGACCAAATACAAGGTTTGACAATTGGCGCAAATTTAGGCAACAATACTTGTGAAGTTGGACTATTAACTAAAGACCAAGAGGCATTATTGCAGTATTGTGTTTTACAATTTCAATATCAAGTAGTGTAATGAACATAAGCAAGACTGGTATTCAACTATTGAAAGACTTTGAAGGTCTTAGGCTCAATGCCTATAAGTGTTCTGCTGGTGTACCAACGATTGGTTATGGTTCTACCTTCTACCCTGATAAATCCAATGTCAAGATGGGCGATGTGCTACGTGATAAGGAAGAGGCTGAGATATTGTTAATCAATACTCTTGAAGACTACGATATTTACGTATCTAAGTACACCAAATCTGTTAAGTTGACCCAATATCAGTTTGATGCACTTGTTTGTTTTGCATACAATGTTGGATTAGGAGCATTAAGTAAGTCTACATTGCTTAAAAAGGTACTAAGTAACCCTAATGATAAAGATATTGCCTTAGAGTTTGCTAAATGGAATAAGGGTGGTGGTGTTGTGTTGAAAGGATTAACTAAAAGAAGACAAAAAGAAGCAGAACTATATTTTAAAATGGTCGTATAGTCAGTATGGCTATAGACCCTAAGAAATTTAAACAAATAGCTGACTTACTTATGGTTTACTGGCACTTGACTATAGGTTCATTGGTATCTGTTATTGGTTTTTGGCTATTCTTCACTAAGAAGATAGATAAAGAATCATTTGCATATATCATTGGTGCGGTTGTTACCTTGAAATGGGTGTGGAAACCATCTGAGAAAGGAGGCGGTAATGCTTGATGGTGTAAGAGATACAATAATCACTCATTCATTTGATAGCATTTGTGTTATTGGGGCATCGTGTAAGGTTCACAACCATACACACCAGCATATTGTGTATAAAAATCAAGATATACCATTGATTAATACACTATATGATGATACTACAATTTATATTTATCAAAATCAATGGGGTGAACTGCTATATCTTGATAAAGAATTGACTAAATTTGAGCCAAATGAAAAGGTAGAAGTCGAACTAACACCTATACAACCATTCAGAGCATCAGATACTATCAAACCATGTGATGCAAAGTGGTTAATTAAGGGTGAAAAGTTGGAACTTACACCTTATACTATACAAAAATGTAATAATAAGATGGTTCAAAACTACTTATATAGTGATTTGTCTAACTCAATTGTGATGATGTTGATGTTATTAGCCACCTCAATATGGCTATATCGTTCTACATTTTATTGGCTTGAGATGATTCGTAAGATTAACAAGATTGTTAAGAGTTAGATATGTCTACTCAATACATCTTAGCTAATTCTATTGACTTGTTGTATGTAGTTGCTGACTACGAGGGTAACATAGTGAGGTCAAATGATTTGTTCAAAGAGTATTCAAGTCATATTAAACCTAAAAAGGTTAGTGATATAATCTCAGACGATACTGAACTTGACGATTATGTTATTTCGGTAAAGAAAGCAATTGAATTAAGTCCTAATCCAGTTAGAATCTATGCAAGAACGAAACAGAAAAATAGTGGTTTAAGGTGGAACTTGTGGAACTGCTATGCAATACTTGGGTCACTTCATTTTGTAGGTTTTCAAATTACTGATGTGACCAGCATAACAAGTCACGAACACGAAAAGCAAAAGGTGTTACTTGAAGAGTTCAGGTTTATGTTAAGCCACGAGTTAAGGCAGCCATTGACCTCAGTTGCTGGAGTGGTAAAGTTGCTACTTGATAAGGGTAGTAATGTAGGTGAAGACGAACAGACTGAACTACTCAAGATGGTTGACGATTCAATGAAGAGATTAGATGAATCAATTCACCTATTGGTAAAGAAAGCAACAAGGCAGTTATGATAGAATCAACTTTACCTATGGATGAAGAAGAAGCAGATGAAAGACTCTTAATTGTGGTGAAGCACTATGTGACTGAACGTGAAATGCCAATCTATGTAGCTAAGAATGTGTTGAGGTCTAACCTAAGAGATAAGTCATGCTTTGAATTAAAGTGGGAAAAGTTCATTAAGTTAATTGGTGGTTATGCAACAAAGTAAATTTGACTCAGTTGATAAGGTATTGATGTTAGTTGGTGGTGTTGTTATGCTGCTAATCTTCATTCATACTTGTGGCTCTAATGGTCAACTTACTATTGACTATCGTAAGATGAAAGAAGAGGTGCAAAATTACAAAGTTCAACACCTTGCTGACTCAAGTCAATTAATTAGTCAAGCAGTTAATTATCAAAGTGAGATTGATTCAAGGGATATGGCTATTAAGTTGTTAGGTATAACCAATCCTAAAGAGGTGGTCAAGATTCAGTATAAGACTAAGGTAGAAACTAAGATACAACTTGCTGAACCTATCACGATTGATTCAAGTAAGTACATTAAGTTACCAGTTGAGTTCTCAGATTATAATGAGTGGTATTCTATTGATGGTAAGATAGACTCATTAGGAGTGCTTGTAATCGACTCAATTGTATCAAGTGGTACTTTGACCTATTCAGTTGGAGATACGTTAAGAGATGGTCTTATTAATCGTTTGTTGAGAAAAACAGATAGTGTAGTAAGATTACACATTGACAATCCAACTATGTCAATCAGTAACCTATCTAATATCTATGTCAAGAAAGAACCTAAGTGGTATCAATCAACTGCATTCAAGGTAGGTGTTGGTGTACTATTAGGTATTGGATTAAGTAGCCAAATAACAAATTAACTTTATTATTCATATAATCAATATGTTACGCAATGTAACCAAAAAGAATTACAATTTTTTTGATTAAGCTATTGCGCATTCAAAAAAAGATTCTATATTTGCGTATAATTAATCCACAAAGAATTACTCAATCACTAAATCAAACATTATGAAAACTTTACAAAAATTTACAATTTGGACACCAAACGAATTTGGTATTGGATGCTTTACAATTAAAGCAAATGATTTTCAAGATGCCTTTAAAAGGCTTGGAAAAAAAGACAAGTCTAAAGATGGGTGGATTGACGATGAAGATGGAGAAACAAAATCATTTAGAGAAATTTGTGACATACCATTAATCTAATCAATCAAGGGAGGCATAGACCTCCCTATATTTTCTTTTACTCACTCACTAAATTTAACCATTATGAACTTCACAATTACAATCGAAACTAATACAACATCTGAGTCATTATCAACTCACGAACTATTATTTGATGCCAAAAATTGGGCATACCTATATTCTACAGATTACAGAAGAATAGCAGAATATTCAGAAATTGAGAATGCAAATATTGTAATTTGGCAAGGTGAACATCTTGTGGAACTTATTCCTTTTAACTAACCATTTTAATCAATCAATCCTAAATTCGTGTAATATGAACACTTCAACTATTTTCAAACTTCAAGAATCAAACACTTACTTTCACTATGACCATCTAAATGGTTCAATGATTTCCGTAGTAACAGATGGCTGTTATAGCGGTATCTTTACAAGATGTGATAACAATTGCGCAGTAATGGCAAGACAATTTCACAACGAGGAATACCACAATGTACCATCTATATATCGTGATTATGTTGCGGTAACCACAGAAGAGTACGTTGAAGCATTTGACAAAGCAATGGCTAAGTTAGAAGATGCATCAATTTCAATGTTTAAATCACTTTAAATTTTAATCAATAAATCCAAATCAATTATGTTACCAACACTTAATGCTCCAGTAGGAGGCGAATCAAACTACACGAATAAGATAGCACCAGTAGGTGTCCATCTTGCAAGAATCTACCAAATCATTGACTTAGGCACAACTGAGCAAACTGGTCAGTTTGGTGGCAAAAAAAGAAAGGTTCAAATCCTTTTTGAACTACCATTAGAAACGGCAGTTTTTGACCCACAGAAGGGTGAGCAACCATTCTATGCTCGTAATATGTACACCTTATCAATGCACGAGAAAAGCACTCTAAGAAAAGATGTTCACTCTATTGAGGGTAAGACATTGACTGAAGATGAGGCTAAGAAGTACAATGTGTTTAGTTTAATTGGTCGTGAGTGTATGGTTAATATCATCCACAAGCAAAGTGGAGATAAGACCTTTGCAAACATTCAAACCATTACACCACTTCCTAAAGGTATGGTATGCCCTCCAGCAGTTAATCCAGCACTTGTATTCTCTACTCAACAACCTGATATGGATGTGTTCAGAAGTCTACCTGAGTTCGTTCAAGATAAGATTAAGTTGAGTGATGAGTTCATTGCTTATATGAATGCAGAGATGAGTGCGAAATATCCAAAGATTGAAGCACTACCTACATTCACTATTGAGAAAGGTGTTAATCCAAGTGACTTTGACTGGATGCAAGGAGATGCTGAAGACCCAACAAAACTACCATTCTAATTAAAAAAGGGGCAAAAAAGGGAGTACCCCCAATTTTGCCCCTAAATGACCCAATCGAAAAAAGTAGGGAAAAACAATCAATTTTAAAAAACCTATTACTATGAAAGCAGAAATAATACTCAAGGTTGATTCACTCTATGAAGTGATTAATAACCAAACTACTCTCAAGACTCAACAACTAATCAATGATGCACCATCTAAGGTTGAAGATAAACTATCTTATGACATTACTGAGCATACTATCAAATTAGCAAATGAAGTCCTTAAATCGATTGAATCGAGTCGTAAGGCTATTACCTCGCCATTGGATGCATACAAAAAGCAGATAATGGATGTGGAGAAAGATGCAGTTGAGCCACTCAAGAAATACATTGAATCTTCTAAGACTAAGATGTTAGCCTACAATGAAGAGTTAGAAAGGGTACAACGTGAGGCAAATGAGAAACTAAGGATTGAATCTGAGAAAGCATTAGAAGATGCACCCTTTGATGTATTCAATACATTAGCTGGTTACTTTGTTGACCAAGCAATATCAATCAATACTGAGCAACCTAAGAACATCAGAGTAACCAAGAAAGCAAGAATCTGTGGTGAGGTGAATTGGTCAATGGTACTCAATGTATTGTTTGCTGCTGAAGTATTAGACTATCAAGAACTGCTCACACCACTTGCTAAAGCTATGGAGAAATGCGGAGTGGTAAAGATTGATGGTATTGAAATTTACGACCACAAAACACAAGTGATACGTTAAGTTATGAGACTAAATGAAGTAGTAATATCAGGCACAAGAAAATTAAATTTTTCAACTATAAATCTCTCAAATCAAAAACCGATGAACACACAACTAATTACTGAAGATAAAGTAAATTTTACAAAAAATCATAAATACGATTTTACAGAATTAAATCATGGTGAACTTGTACAAGCACTACAAAAAATTAGAAGTAAATATTATTTAACATCTGAAGAATTTTCAAGCCTTGCTGGTTACCGAAAGGGTCATTTTAGTTCATTATATTGTTGCAAACATAAATTTAATTATAGGAGATTTATAAAATATAGAGATGCTATGATTAATTTAAATAAAAAACATAAGGCAGAAATAAAAGAAGTTGGTGTACTTACACAACCTACACAACCAACACCAGCACCATCAACTAACAATGTTGTATTGACTGAAGAGATGTGCATTAACTTTCTAAAGGCTACTGGTCTTTATAAGATATCAAAGTCAGAGGTAACTACTAATTGGATTGAATTATGACACGTGACCAATTTGTTTACTATCCAGCACTATCTTGCTCACGAATCAAGAAACACTATACTGGTGACATTATCTATGTTAAGTTTGCACTTGAGCAAGGTGTTAGCCTACACCATCAGTTGTTAGACCTTAGACCTGAAGATATGAACCTTGAAGCATTTAACGTACATAAGGCAATATCTAACCATCCAGTAGCTAAAAGAATAATGGAAGGTGCAATCAATGAATATCCAATAATCAAAGAGGTGAACATAGGTAGGCATACTATAGAAGCTAAAGGTATGTTTGACATCTACAATGAGAAACTTAATGTGATAGCAGATATTAAAACCACATCAGCAAAGACCTTAGATGTTTTTGGTTCAGATATGGTTAAACACTACAATCACATTCAAGCAGTATGGTATAGCTTAATAGCTGGTATTGACCCTAAGAATTTCTACTACATTGGAGTAACTGCAAGGTCTAAAAAGACTAATAGCACATCAGATAGCATCTTAGTATATCGACATAGTGATAATGAGATTGCAGATGGTTACAAGTTAATTACTGGGTATCTTGACATCAACATTGAAGAACTGAAATCACATTTTAATTCATCTTATAAATCTTGAACAAATGAAAAACGAAACACCAATTCAAATTATACTAAGACTACTTAGTGTACACGATAAGTTAAACAAAGAATGTCCTGAGGTAATAGAAGTCATTGAAAGCTATTTAGAGATTGAAAAGATGAATATATCATCTGCTTGGAATGATGGTTACTTGTTAGGTAAGAATGGTTTTATTCTTGAAAATTATAGCACTGGTAAAGGGTATTACCAACAACTTTATAAGGTGAACAATGAAGACTGAACTAATACAACACATCGAATACTTAACGGGTAATTCAATCAAGTTCAAAGAGATTGAAGATAGGTATTCAATAGCAGTCAATAGATGGTTTTTATGTGGTGGTGAATTGCGTTCAAATGAAATAGCAAACTACCTTGACATCAACCACAATAAGTTAACTCTATTGATTCAGAAACAGATGTCTAAGATAACTGGTGTTAAACTTAAAAATGAAGCACCAGTAGTTGAGGTAATGTATACACCATCTTCA